TATCTATTTCTGGATTTAAAGAGTTTCCTTTTGTAGTACCAAGATACTTAAAAGCATCAAACGAAATCTATGGTAGATCTCCAGCAATGACAGCTTTGCCAGACGTTAAGATGCTAAACGAAATGTCTAAGACTACAATTAAAGCTGCACAGAAACAAGTTGACCCACCACTATTAGTTCCAGATGATGGTTTCTTATTACCTGTTAGAACTGTACCAGGTGGATTAAATTTTTATAGAAGTGGTACTAGAGATAGAATTGAACCATTAAACATTGGTGCAAACAATCCATTAGGATTAAACATGGAAGAGCAAAGAAGAGATGCAATCAGAGCTGTGTTCTATGTTAATCAACTTATGATGCAACAAGGTCCACAAATGACAGCGACAGAAGTTATCCAAAGAAACGAAGAGAAGATGAGATTACTTGGTCCAGTATTAGGTAGACTACAATCAGAATTATTAAAACCATTAATTGATAGAGTGTTTAATATATTACTTAGAAATAATTTATTACCACAAGCACCAGAGTTTTTGTCTGGCAGAGATATAGAAATAGAATATGTATCTCCACTTGCTAAAGCACAAAAATCTTCAGAGCTACAATCTATTATGAGAGCAATAGAAATATTAGGATCACTTGCTAATGTTGCACCAGTATTTGATTATGTTAACTTTGACAATCTTGTGAAACACTTGGCAGACATAGTTGGTATGCCACAAAAATTATTAAAATCACAAAACGAAGTTAACGCACAAAGACAAGAAGCAGCACAAGCTGCAGAACAACAACAACAAATGGCACAGATGCAACAAGTTGCACAAGCCGCAGGAGATGTAGCACCACTAGCAAAAGCATTGCCAGACGAAGCAAGAGCTGTAGCAAATGCTGAAGTGGAATAGTATGGAAGCAAATAAACAATTAGAACAATTAATTCAAGGATTAAAAAAAAATTACGAATACATATTCAATACAGATGAAGGCAAAGAAGTCTTAATCGATCTTGAAAAAAGATGTCATTATCATTCTACCACTAACGTCAAAGGGGATAGTCATGAGAGTGCATATATGGAAGGACAGCGTAGTGTTCTTCTATTTATTAAATCAATGCTACGAAAGGATAAAGGAAAATAAATATGTCAAGCGAACAGATAACACAGGAAACTGTGCCTGTAGAAACAACGACTACAGAAACAGTAACACCACCAACAGCACAACCAACAACAGTTGCAAAAGCAGACACACCCATATCATCTTGGAAAGATTCTATTAGTGAAGAGTATAGAGTAGATCCTAATATAGAAAAATTTACTGAGATAGATGCGTTAGCAAAAAGTTATATCAACGCAACCAAAATGATTGGTCAAGATAAAATTGCTATACCAAATAATAATTCAACAGACGATCAATGGAATGAAGTTTATGCAAAACTTGGTAGACCAGAATCTGCTGATAAATATCAAATAGATACTAAATCAGATGTTGTACCTTTTGATGAAAGTGCAATTAAATCTTTTACAGAAAATGCTCACAACTTAGGATTAAATAATAAACAAGCTCAAGGTATCTTAGAGTTTTATAAAAATGCTATGGAAGGTACTGCACAACAATCAAAGATTGATACTGAAACTGCACAAGCTCAAGCTGAACAACAGTTAAGACAAGAGTGGGGTAGAGACTTTGATGGTAAAGTTAAACAAGCTGGTGCGTTAGCTAAAGCAAATATTAATCCAGAAGTTTTAGATATGCAATTACAAGATGGAACAAGAATAGGAGATCATCCAGAAATTATAAAAGGTTTTGCAAAGATTGCAGGTATGATGTCTGAAGATAAAATTCTTGGTACTGAAAGTGAGAATGTAGATACTACAAAAGATATTGAGTCTGAAATTTCTGCATTGTCTAATGATAAGAATGGTCCGTATTGGAATAGAAACCATCCAGATCATGATAAAGTAGTACAACAAGTTTATACTTTAAGAGAGATGTTAAATGCAAAATGATAATCATCTTAATGATAAAGAAATTCGCTTAGAAATACTGCGGTTGATAAAGGAAACAGGTTCTGAACAACAGAAAAATAATCCCTTGCCAATCGCAGAGATTTATTATAAGTGGATAAATAGTAAGACAATTCGAAAGACAAGCTCTGCGAACCTTACAGACAAGAAGGAAAGACTCTAGTCTAACAGACTTTAAATGCAAGAGATGCCTACCATTTGGTGGAGAACCTTTCTGATTTTTTTAAATCAACTATAATATGGAGACAAAAATATGTCATCACAAATAACTACAGCATTTGTACAGCAGTATTCTGCTAACATACAAATGTTATCTCAACAAATGGGATCGTTATTAAGAGACAAAGTCAGAGTTGAAAGCGTTACAGGTAAAAATGCTTTCTTCGATCAAGTTGGTTCAGTAACTGCAGTTTTAAAAACTAGCAGACATTCGGACACTCCTCAAATAGATACACCTCACTCAAGAAGAAGAGTATCTCTTGCGGATTACGAATTTGCTGATCTTATTGATCAACAAGACAAAGTAAGACTCTTAATTGATCCTACTTCATCTTATGCTCAAGCTGCTGCTATGGCAATGGGAAGAGCAATGGATGATGTGATTATTGCAGCTGCAACTGGTACTGCCTTTACAGGTGAAACTGGTGCAACTTCAACTGCGGCTCAAACAGCAATCGCTGCTGGTGGAGCTGGTTTAACTATTGCGAAATTAAGAACTGCTAAGCAGACTTTTGATCTAGCAAGTGTTGATCCTTCAATCCCAAGACACATCGTTGTGGGACCAGAGCAAATCACAAACCTTTTATCAACTACTGAAGTAACAAGTTCAGATTTCAATACTGTAAAAGCATTAGTACAGGGTGAAATCGACTCGTTCCTTGGGTTTAAATTTACTGTATCAAACAGACTTGCAAAATCTGGTAATGACAGAACTTGCATAGCTTTCGCACAGGATGGAATCACTCTTGCGATTGGTAAAGACGTATCAGCTAGAATAGACGAAAGAGCAGACAAATCTTACGCTACTCAAGTATACTACTGCCAATCAATCGGTGCTACTAGAATGGAAGAAGCAAAAGTTCTTGGTATAGTATGTCAAGAAGCATAATAGGAGGATATATATATGGCTAATTCGGTACAATACGCAAAAACTGTAGATACACCTTCTGTTAAGATAAGTACGACAGAACTACATGGTAGAGTTAGAGTTGCTTACGCAGATTTTACTGCGGCAGGTGCTCAAGAAACTATCAATATGTTCAAGCTACCAGACGGTGCTAGAATAATTGGTGGAAGAGTAAATCATGCAGCTCTAGGTTCAAGTACAACTCTATCAATAGGTCATGCAGCATACGTTAATGCAGCAGGAACTACTGTAGCGTTAGATGTGGATGAATACAAAGCAGCTGCTGCTTCAACTTCACTTACATCTTTTAACATTGCTGCTACTACAGCATTGGGTGAAAACTCAGTTGTAGACGCACCAGAAGGTTTGGTTGTTACAGCAACTACAGCTGGAGCAAATGCAACTGGACTTATTACAGTTCAGATGACATACGTTCTAGACTAATAAAAATTTTAGGGGGTGGAAGCGAGAGTGGAAACCCCCTAGAGTGCATGAAGAAGATACAAGATTTAAAACCTGTAATACATTTTAAAAAAGATAATTATGTATATAGGTATGTGTTAGTAGATAGGTTTAAACATGATACTAAATATCATTATGGCTTTGATGCTAAAGCAGAAAAAACTGAAGCAGAAATATTTGCTTTAGAAAAAGATAGACAGATAAGGCGTAAGTATATTATAAGGAAGTAGTATGGCATCAACAGTAGAAATTTGTAACGGAGCATTAAATCAACTAGGTGCAACAACTATACTTTCACTTACAGAAGATTCAAAAAACGCTAGACTTTGCAATCAAAGATATACTCAAGTAAGAGATGGTGTGTTTAGATCACACCCTTGGAATTGTTTACAAAAAAGAATTGAACTTGCTGCAGACACTACAGCTCCTGCATGGGGTTTTAGTTTTGCTTACACATTACCTTCAGATTGTTTAAGACTACTTAGAATATTAGATTATGATTCTAATTACAAAGTAGAAGGTAGAAAAATATTATCTAATACATCTAGTATGAAAATATTATATGTTTCTAGAGTTACTGATGCTAATGAGTATGATGAACTATTAAGAGAAACATTATCTGCTGCATTAGGTGCTGACATTGCTTTTGGAGTTACATCAAATAATCAAACAGCTCAAAATATGTATCAACTATTTCAAGATAAATTAAAAGATGCTAGATTTGTAGATTCAACTGAAGGTCAAAATGTTGAACAAGATTTAGGTATGACAGATGTTATAGACGCAGGTACATTTATTAACTCAAGGTTTTAATAATGGCTAGAGTTGCAGTTCAATTAACGAACTTTACAGGCGGTGAGTTATCTCCAAGATTAGATGGTAGAAACGATTTAGCAAAGTATGCTTCTGGTTGCTCAACCTTAGAAAACTTAGTTGTCTATCCACATGGCTCAGCAGCTCGTAGACCGGGTACAAACTTTGTAGCTGAAGTTGCAGACAGTACAAAAAAAACAAGACTAATTCCTTTTGAATTTTCTACAACACAAACTTATATGCTTGAGTTTTCAAATTTAAAAATTAGAGTATTTAAAGATAATGGTGCTGTACTAGAAGGAGATAAAACTATATCTGCAATTACTAAAGCTAATCCTGCTGTAGTAACTGCAACTTCACATGGATATTCAAATGGTGATGAAGTATTAATTAGTGGTGTCGGAGGTATGACAGAGGTTAATGGTAAAAGATTTTTAGTTGCAGACAAAACTACTAATACATTTGAATTACAAGACAAAGATGGAACTGATATAAATAGTTCTGGATTTACTACTTATACTTCTGGTGGTGTATCAAATAAAGTTTTTGAAATAACAACACCTTATTTAGAAGCAGAATTATTTGATTTAAAATTTGCACAATCTGCAGACGTTATGTATATTTGTCATCCTAATCATGAAGTAGAAAAATTATCTAGAACAGGTCATACATCATGGAGTTTAACAGATGTAGATTTTACTAAAGGACCATTCTTAGACCCAAACACTACAGCAACAACATTAACTCCATCAAGTGCTTCAACAGGATCAAGAACTATTACAGCAAGTGCTACTACTGGAATAAATGGTGGGTCTGGATTTTTAGCAACAGATGTTGGTAGACAAATACATTTTAATTCTGGTTATGGAATTATTACAGGAAGAACAAACACAACAGAGATAACTGTAAATGTAACTACAGCTTTTACTAATGCTAACGCAATTACTAATTGGTTTCTTGGAGCATTTTCAGACACTACAGGTCATCCCTCTTGCGTAACTTTTTTTGAACAAAGATTAGTTTTTGCTGCAACATTAAATAATCCACAAACAGTTTATTTTTCAAAGTCTGGTGATTATGAAAATATGGATGCTAATCTTGGTGGAACGATTGCAGATGATGATGCTATTATTTATACGATTGCGTCTAACCAAGTAAATGCTATTCGTTTCATGACAGCAACAAGAACTTTAATTATTGGTACAGCAGGTGGTGAGTTTGCAGTATCTGGAGGTGGTACAGATAATGCTATTACTCCAACAAACATATTAATTAAAAAACAATCTAACCATGGTGCAGCTAACGTAGATGCTATAGCTGTAGGTAACGCTACATTATTCTTGCAACGTGCTAGAAGAAAAATTAGAGAACTAGCCTTTAACTTTGATGTTGATGGTTATGTAGCTCCAGACATGACAATCCTTGCAGAACACATTACTGAAGGTGGTTTAACACAAGTTGCATACCAACAAGAACCTAATCAAATTATTTATGCAACAAGAGAAGATGGAGAGTTAGTTGGCTTAACATATCAAAGAGAGCAACAAGTAACAGCTTGGCACAGACATATATTTGGTGGGAGATTTGGTATAGCAACATTAACAGTTTCTGATTATGCAAACATTGCAAATGGAACTAAATTAACTTTAACAAAATCAGATGGTACAACTGTAGACTTTAATTCTACAACAGGAACTGCTGGAACTAATGAATTTAAAACTGAAACTAACAACAATACTACAGCAACTAATTTAAAAACTGCAATCAATGCTCACGCTAATTTTACTGCAACAGTATCTAGTGCAGTAGTTACAATTACAGAAACAGCACATGAAGCGACAGGATATTTAACAATTAAAAGTTTTGACAGTACAAGATTAACTGCAACAAGCGAAGGTAAAGCAATGGTAGATAGTGTAGCTGTTATTCCTACAGATGATAAAGAATATCAAACATGGGTAATTGTTAAAAGAACAATAGATGGTACTACTAAAAGATATGTTGAATATTTAAACGAACTTGACTTTGATGAAACAGATAACACATCATTTAATTTTTTAGATAGTGCATTAAGTTATAGTGGTAGTGCTGCAACAACTATTTCTGGATTAGCACACCTTGAAGGTCAAGTGGTTGCTATATTAGCAGATGGTGCAACTCATCCAAACAAAACTGTAAATGGTAGTGGTGAAATTACTTTAGATCGTTCAGCAAAAAATGTTAAAGTAGGTTTAGCTTTTACATCTTTACTACAAACAATGAGACTAGATGCTGGATCACAAAATGGTACATCACAAGGTAAGACTAAAAGAATATATGATATTACAGTAAGAATGTATGAAAGTATTGGTATAGAGGTTGGACCAGATCTTTCGAACATGGAAAGAATACCATTTAGAAGTTCTGCTGACTTAATGGATGAAGGTATACCTCCATTTACAGGAGATAAAGAAGTAGAATTTAGAGGAAACTACGAGACAGATGGCTTTATTTTTGTTAGACAAACACAACCTTTACCTTTTACAATTTTATCGTTATACCCAAGGTTAGTAACTAATGATGGATAATATGTTATATATAGTACCCTACACAGCTGAACATGGAAAATTTATTTTATCTCAACAAATGAATCATAAAGTATTAGAAGTAGATAGACATTACATTAATGTTGATGGTGATGCTAAAAACTTAGTACAAGATCATTTAGCATTTACTGGTATTATTAATGATAAACCTATTTTTGCTGCAGGAATGAAAATGGTTTGGGGTCAAGTTGCTGAAGGTTGGGTTATAGCAACAAATGAAATGTGGAAATATCCATTAAGTATTGCTAAAGC